CAACCGCAGCCACACCATAAGTGGCGACAATGATTTTATCTGTCGCCTCCGCCACTTCGTCATAATGATCCTGTCTTTCTGTGCCCTTGGTGGCACCTGATACAAACACCGCACGATCGCCCAGTCGCTCGACCAAGGCTTCACCGGCGGCTATGCGATCTACTAGCACCAGAGTATTGCCGGTTTCGTTCACACGGGCGATCAAAGAAGCCATGGTATCCAGCCTGCCGGCTTCTTCTAGCAGATATTTAAGTTCGCTCTGATAGTTGTTGTACTCCACGTGATCCACCAACTGTACAATGTTCACATGGCACTGGGCCAACACTCCGCGATCCTGCAGTTCTGCGGCCTGCAGTCGAGATACCACGGGCCCCAGGCTCACGTGTATGGCCTGGAACTCAAACTGCTCTTTGGGCACAGTTCCGGTCAAACCCCAGCGGATCGGCACTTGCGACATCACGCCCGTGAGCAGGGTTTTCAGTGCATCGGCCTTGGCCATGTGTACTTCATCAACTATGACACACACCACGCCCTCCAAGAACTCTCCGATGGTGATGTCTGCTGTATCGTTCTTGGTGTTCTTCAGCAACACGTTCAGGCTCTGCCATGTGCAGATAGTGTGCATGCGACCAAACTCTTTCCTGTCACCAAAGAACACGCCGGTGTCCAGGCCCATGTTGATGTAGTCTCGTTCGGTCTGAGTAACAAGGCTCTTGTTGGGCACTATGATGATGCTGCGTCCATAGGGGGTGACAGCATGGCTTAAAGCCGCGGTCATGATGGTCTTGCCGGCACCTGTGGCCACTTCCTGGATGCACTGCGGATTAGCCAGGAAATCGTTGATGATCTCTACTTGGTAATCTCGCAGCGAGATGGGACTACCAGCATCGGGGTGTCCCGGCGGCCATGAATATCCTGCGAAAGTATCTTCTCGGACCGGGGTGAAATTAAACGTGGTGCGATACTCACGCTGGTCATCCAGTTCTATATCGTAGTTGTACTCTTCCAGGATGGGTATGATCTCGGGCAGGAGATTCACAAAGGTACTTCCACCCAGGGCAAAGAAACTGACCTTGCCATCCCATCGTCCCAGTCTCACCGCTGGTAGATAACGAGCATAAGGAACATCGTATTTGAATTGGTTAACCAGTTTGCGTCTTACATCAAGTTCCAGTCCGGATATCTTGACGTTGACTTCGTCTTTGAGAATGATCGTGGCTGTTTTCATATGACAAACGAAAATCGTAATTTGTTATTGGCAATCTGTACATTTTTGTTCATCAAGTTTCCTACGATGGCTGCAGTATTTTGATAATCAACAAGATTGCCCAATGGCCAAAATTCCACTGTGGGATCAATTTGATTTTGCAAACAGTAATCTAGGTATTCCGATGGAAAATTCAGTTTATATGGGCGACACAAATCAATACAGATATCACTTCCGATCGTGTTCCAGTTGCTTAATTCAAAATCACTGGGTTGATTATCACCATCTCTAAATTTATGCCAACTGGATTTGCCCCAATCTGTATAGTTTAAAAAAACATTATACCTTCCATAACACGGATTTGCATCGTGGAATTTATTTTCTACTCGCCAATGTGGATCTCCGAGACAATGATAATTCAATTTTTTTTCAATTTTGTGGACCAAGAGATTGATATCATGGAATTTTTGAAACAGATCTGGACTAGCAAAATAAAACAATTTATCTATCTTGGATTCTTGACGCACTATCCGGATCCAATTTTTATGGATGATATTCAGACTTGATTGGTTCAACACGTTGTCAGCGATGGGTATTTCCGGAAAATGAATATTTCTAAGAAAACAATTGACCTCTTGTATGTTATTCCTCAATTCTATAACGAGCGTGTCAAGCAAAGTGCTGTCACCTCGGAATACAAAAGAGTTTCCAAAATTATTGCATTGTTCCACAAACCACAGAGAGAAATCAGGGTTTTCTACTTCAATATCAAAATAATCATGAGTCTGATCCCATCTCAGACGCAATATTGGATTTGCCATACGTTTAATTATAACGCCAACAAACTGAAATTACAAGAAAAATCATTAATTATCATGCAAAAAAACAGGTGCCGTTTTACGGGCACCTGTGTAAAACGGATCGCCTAGGAGCTAGACTTTGATGGCGATCCGGGGGAAACTTAACCGTGCTTCATGCAAGTGCTCTCGGCCAGGGCCTGCCAGTTGTCTCCGATCTTGGTGAGATCGGCCAACTTCAAGGCCATACGCAGACTGATCTCGCGTAGTTTGGCATGATTGTCTTGCATGAACTGCACGATCTCCTCGCCCTGCTCAGGGGTTAAATCGTAGTCCTGGAACAGATCGCCTTTGCGGAAGATCTGGCGGATGCGGAGTATTTTGTCGCGGGTGGTGTCCAAGGTGAGGTCCAGGAAGTGGCACCGGCTCTGCAAGGCCTCCAAATGGTCTTGCAGTTTCTTAGACTTGAGGTGATCAAACTTTAGGTTGGTGATGAATATGGCCGAACCTTTGAACTCAAATGCGTTAGGCACCCCTTCACGACGCAACATAGACGAATCTGAGTTCCAGCAGATCCTACGCTTCTTGCCAGAATCCAGAGCGGCTTTGAGAATGTTCAAGGCCACGTCATCCTGGAACACCGAATCACAATCATCAAACACCAACACATTCCGTGGGTCGGAATTCTTGTACAGGGTGCAGTATAGGCCGATGGGAGTCATAGCACCCTTTATGACCTGGTACTTGATCTTCTTGCCCGAGATCTGGTCAAACATACCAGCCTTCTCCAACTGATACTCCACACCGTAACTCTTGCCAACTCCAGGAGGACCCACCACGATCATGGCACGGATGTCGCCAGCGATGGCGGCCTTGGTCATGTCGTCTAGTATGGCGAATCGCTTCTCGATACGGTCCATGACCTGTTCGTCGGTCTCTTCAGGCTTCTTGAATTCTACAACCTTGTCTTGTTTAGACATTGAACGGGCTCCTGTGATTTCGATGTCTTCGATTGAGTCTACGCGGATGCGGATCTGGTCGGGCATGCCAGGGAATGTGCCATCGTTGGCTACCACCACATTGCCACCCCGGGCGTCGGTCTGGAAGTCACGCAACAGCGTGAAACGCAGGCCTGATACATCTTGTCGACGATATTCACCATTGCGGATGAGTACTTGTGTCATGTGCTATGCTCCTATAGCGTTATTGTTCTATTATTATACGAAAATGGCAATTTCTGGTCAACCACCGCTAAAACACTAGGTTAGCAAGCACTTACCTAGGTGTTATTAAAGGATTCGTTAATATCGAAACTGCTTATTAAAGAATCCTTTAACAGATCCATAAACCCGGACTTAGGATTTAGGCCCCGATGGGCTACCCTGGATCGCTGCCGGGGGCGGAGTGTATTCTTCAGCATAACCCTTAATATAGACGAAAAGGATTTTGTGGTCAACCAAGAAAAACCCTGCTCAGGGCAGGGTTTTGAATTTAAAGTATGGTATATCGTTAAACTGCTTCAACACCTGCGTTTACATTTAAAGTGGCAGTGAGTGTGGAACCTGCGGGGATTAACCATTGCCATTGTCCGCCAAATGCCGCGTTATCAGGACCTCTTTGCATGGCCACACCGTCTATGACCACATTGGTCAAAGGATCTACTACAAGTACTCCACCGGTTTCATAGGTATAAAAGCCTAAAAATTCTGCAACATTATTGGCAACACAATGGTCTGCCCCTGTAAAATCCAACAACAACGGGCTTCCGCTCACAGCGACGGAATAAGATTGTGTCCCGGCGAATGCCACGGTATTTGTCCAAGTAAATAAGGTAGGTAAAGTCAATGATATATTCGGTCGAGTAGGCACAGGAGTATTTACTGTGCTGATTGGTCCGGAAAAAACCACTGTGCCATCAATGGTGGCTGTGATTGATGCTGTTATTGAACCGTAGGCCTGTCCGCATTGTATGAAATTTCGTGTAGTCATGATTTATCTCCATAGGTATTTATCAAACAATCATCATACCCAGTTCTGCTCTATCACAGGGTCATGCACATCATGAGGTTTTGGCGACCCGTGGAAAATCAGGATCTTCACACCGGGTAACAGCACCGAACCTGCATCAGGACGACGGTACACGCGAGTTTTCATGTCCATGCCCCCATCCTTGATCTGCCAACGCCAGCTCTTGATCAGGCTTTCGTCCATGAATTTCAAGTCCTTTTCAGTGAGCACACTGTTCAGAAAGTCCTGATCGCCGTGGAACAATCGGGCCTGGGTTTTCACGTCATTTTGCTGGAACTCTCGCCAGATCCAGGCAAATCTCGTGGTATCCCACAGCATCACACTGCTGTTCATGCCTTTCCAACTGGGTCGCCACAGATGCCGGAAATCTCTGATGCTCCAGAAATATCGGGCATCAAGACCTTGCATCCAGTCTATGTTGTCTACGATCACTGTGTCAAGATCAAAATACAGTAGTCTGCCCGACACACGTCCTGGCTCAAACATCTGCATCTTGTACCACCACGACTTCTTGGGACCGGCTATGCCAGGCCAATCATGCAACACATGCTTGATCATTGGATCAGGCACAGATCTATCCGGCTCGGTAAAAACATGGAATCTCACTGGACGAGTGCTGTGGCGTTTGACCATGTTGTATAGACGTTCCACATAGCACCAGTCGTATTTGTCGCCATGTATCACACAGGCACAATCCACAGTGCCGTTCAATGCAGCCTGTCTCTGAGCCTTTTTAGCCATAGGCCTTGTGCGATTTCTTCAACTGTGTATTCCGTGTGGCAGATCTCCACCAGCCACTGCTCTCGATTGATGTCATAGGGTCTTTCGATGTCTTTTATACTTACCGACACTGGATGAGCCAGGCTAGAACTGTCAACAATGGGCCGCACACCTTGGATGGCAGATTGTATACCTGGACCCGAATTATAGTTCACCATGGCATGGCAATCAAACTGTAAATCAAATGAGTCATAGGTATCGGGCACACGCCCGGGCAACTCTACTTCAATGCCCGGTGGCAACTGTGTCACTGCCAGACGGCATCGAGGATGTGGCCTCACCCGTATCTTGCGATCTGTGTAAGTTCGTATCTGGGCTATCTGCTGTGAGATCCAATCCTCCATGCTTGAAAGATCTTGTACTTGTAAACTGGCAGAATTTTGGGCAGCGATCACGATGTGTGATCCGGCACGTTGGACCGTGCCCAGATTGACACCCAGTTGTGTAGGGCGATCCCAATCTAGATCCTGCGTGTGACCATAATAGCCCTCAGCGGTGATGTTGTTGATGGCCACTTTCCATGTGACGCCTCGATGCAGTGATCCTATGTCTATCACGATCACCGGTCGACCCTGATTGCGATAATGCTGATACACCTCGCGATTCTTTGCCATGCGTCCACTCCACAACACACTCCATATGATCACGGCATCAGCAGTCATGCTGTTTTCTTCAGTACCAATGCCTGCGTGCCGCAGAGATTCCAGCAGGGCTGCCATTACGGGTCCACTGTTGCTGGCCGCCTGCAAAGGAAAATAGGCTATGTTTTTGATCACTAAATATCCCTGTGAAATACACAGTAATTACCACATTCAATCAGGCAGGCCTAGATACCTATGGTCAGCGGATGATCGATACCTTTGAACGATTCTGGCCCGAAGATGTGGATCTCCTGGTATGTGCGGAAAATTGCCAACCTCGGGTCAACCGATCAAATGTGCGTGTAGTGGATCTCTTGGCTAACAGTCCTGCCTTGCGTGATTTTATTCAACGCCATGAAAACAATGACCTCGCACATGGTCGTGCAGGACCGCCGGACGTGTTCAATCCTAAAAAACAATTCCGCTGGAATGCCGTGCGATTCTGCTACAAGGTATTTGCCACTGCAGCTTGCACTGAACAAACACCCAATGGATGGTTGATCTGGATCGATGCCGATACCCATACCCATAGCACTGTCACACTGGACTGGTTGAACGCAGTTTGTCCCCGAGATTCCATGGCAAGTTATCTGGGGCGTGGAGAACGATATCACAGCGAATGCGGATGGGTTGCATACAATCTAGATCATCCTGCCACGCGAGACTTTGTACGAGACTTCGTAGGCATGTACATGGACGACAGCATTTTCAACGAGCGAGAATGGCACGACAGTTATATCTGGGATGTGATCCGCAAAAGATATCAGACCCAACATCGATTCTATAATCTCAATCCTTCTGTGGATGACAAAGGTCTGGCTGGACACCCATTCATAAATTCTGAACTGGGTCGAGTCATGGATCACGTCAAAGGCAAACGCAAGAACCAAGGACATTCAAAGGCCAAGGAAGTTGTGCTGCATCACGATGTGCCTTATTGGCAACAAGTATTGAAAGGCCTATAGATGTATCAAGCACACGGTTGGTGGTTTCCGGATCAAGATACACACTTTGCCGGCATGCTGAAAAAAAGCATACAAAAAGGCGGCGGTCCAGTGTATCAACAATCAGTTCGACAACAAAGCATTGACCTTACACCCAGTCGAACACTAGCATTGGACATAGGAGCCAATGTGGGACTATGGAGCAGAGATCTTGCTAAAGCATTTGCTCATGTGATATCCTTTGAACCAGTGAGTGATTTCCGAGATTGTTTGGTGAAAAATGTTCCCGCATCTAATCTAGAAGTACGAGGTTGTGCGTTGGGAGAAGAAGACACTTTCATCAACATGATCATCACGGCCGAAAACACCGGACATAGTCATGTAGATACCTCTACCGTGGGACAAGGAAGCACACCCATGTATAGATTAGACAGCCTTGAACTTCCCAAAATTGACTACATCAAGATCGACTGTGAAGGCTATGAAAACACCATACTGCGTGGTGCCCAAAAAACCATCATGCGAGATCGGCCTGTCATGGTAGTGGAACACAAACGCCACAAAGATGTTGGCCATGATGATGTTGATCAAGCACTGGATACCCTGATCAGTTGGGGTGCCCACATCATCATCAATGTTCGTAACGATTACATCCTGGGCTGGCGTTAAAAAAAAGACTGGAATTTCCGCACTATCAGGCCCTGCTCACTCTGTTGATCAGTCCAGTGTGCGGCACTGAGATCCCACAACCACTGTTGCCGATCTGGCATGTGAGGTGATTCGATACTGTCAAGGTCGTGTCCGGCCACAGACCAGGCCACACAGTCTGGATCCTGGGCGATCACAGGAACCCCGGCCAAGATGCTGGCCACACAAGCACTGGAATTGAAAAACACTGATGCCCATGCACCGCGAATGTCATCCTGCAGACTGCTACCTGGCATGCTGTGACGCACATCGGGCAATGCGAGCAAATGACCAAGATCCACAGGTGCCTTGGGGTGAGAACGGATCAAGATAGGACGTTGTGTGATCCTACGTAGATGTGTAACAGTTTCTGTGGCCCACTGTGCCATGTCTATGCCTTTCATGCTCCAACCACCATCTCGCTGCAGGCACACCAAGATATGCTGACCGGATTGTCTCCATGGCAGCATGGTCAGACTCAAGGTGCGAGATATCTGGTTCCAGTGGTCGGCATCACCGTTTTGATTAGCATAGTTGTTGGTGTTGTAGTACACACCATCTAAACTGTATCTCAAGAACACGCTGTGAGCATCAGCAAACTTGAAACAACTGCCATCTATGCTCATGATCTTGTTGCCGGATCGTGCTTGCTGATCGATCACGTCTTGACGGAGCTGTATGTGAGGACCACGTATGCTGGCACCTACCCATCCTAGAATCACTGCCAGGCGTGCGGGGACCACTTGCCTTTGATCTTGCACCAGGGCTTTGAGTCCCTGTGATTCTGCACCTTTTGCAAAAGATTTCAGCACTTGAACCTTGCGGTTGCGATCGGCAATGCGTGGCAAACTGCTGAGATACACCACTACATCATGCATTGTGGTATCGCCGAAGGATGGTGGCTGCTGTGCCGTCGTGGAGTTCTTTCACTGTGAACTGATTATAACTCAAAGCACACAACCAATCTCCCAAGCATCCACGGTATAAGTCGTTGATCATGGCGAGTTGATTCCTAGATACTGGATTGGTGATGTGCCGGTTCAACGTTATCACTGGCACACCCGACCATATGGCCTCTACAGCAGCAGCACTGGAGTCGCTGATCACGCAGTACCATCGATCGGGCTCCTCCTGCAGTCTCTCATACACTGTGTGTCGAGTTTTCCTATCATTTTCTTTGGGTTTAAACACTATGCGTCGACCGGTATGACCTTGCAGTCCATCGGTTATGTGTTGTCGGAATGCTTCTGCCGTGGTCCCCCACATGCGATAATGCGATTCGCTACTGAGCACTACCAGGATGTCTCTGCCAGGTTCACGCCAGGGCTCGGGCATGCTGGGCAGCAATTTCAAACGGTCGGCGGGATATATCTTGGTCACTGCATAAGGCCTGGTATGGACGTGATCTCGGACCACTCGATGCCAGACTTTTTTCTTTTCAAGGAAGTTGGTATATCCGCTGTCCACAAAATAAAAAGGCAGATCTTGGCTGATCTTCTGTGACAGGATTTCTTCGTTGCGTATCACGTTTCTGATCACAGCCGGTGCCTGAATGATTTCCGGATGCTGGATCAGTAGATCCGGATGCTGGCATACCAATTCTGCTGCAGGCAAGAGATCTCGACCTAGAGATTTTACTGCACTGGGTGCAGAATTTTGCTTGGCCAGCAGGGCAAGATGATCTGTATCAAAACCAAATCTGTCAAAATTTTCTACCAGCCAGTTCACTGTTTTGCGATAGTTTTTCTTGTAAAAATCCAGCACCTCGGCGGTGAATTGTTCCACATCTTGATTGATGTAGTTGTTGACCATGTTGAAATCCACGGTCAACAAGCCTCGCTTGGCCAAAGTTTTTTTGCACTTGGTCATGTATCGATCAGTGTGTGTCCACAACGGGCGAGACTGGCGGAAATAACGAAACAGCAAAGTCCGGGCCAATGGCTCGGCTATCTCATCTCGATTCAACAGGATATATGCATCAGCCATTGATGATCTTCCAGCAGGTACCCTGTTGCATTTCTCTCTTGGTAAATTGGCCATAACTGAGATGCCGAAGCCAGGCTTCAACTAGATCTGGATCCAGATCTGCGAGACTGTCAATGTCCTCAATTCGGCCTGATACCTGTAATGCAGCACTGGGACCAAGGCTCACCACTGGGATGCCATGCTGTGCAGATTGTACCAGACAGTTGCTGGTCCAGGCCACCACGGCATGCACATCCTCACAGATGAAATCTTCAAAGCGGTCGTGATATTGTCTGGTATAGCGGCTGCCTGGTCTCTGTCTTATCTCGATGGGTCGATCTGTGTGCTGACGAATCAGTGCTAGTGTGGATTCTAACCAGTGCTCGCTGTCGCCCAATTGCCATGCTTCGCACACTTTGGGATGGGTAGGCACCACCACTATGCGACGGCCTCGGCGGAACTGGGTACGATCCAGACGTAGCCTCTTGAGCCTGTCATTGGGTCTGGATTGTATGGGTTGGCTGTTCTGATACTCGTTGCGAGTCACACGCCACCAGTCTTTGTAGCTCTTTCTGTTTCCAAAATATCCAGTATCTATGCAGTACCAATCAACACCTTGTTGGCGAGCACAGTTTGGTACGATGCGTTTGGTTATCCCGGCCACAGCCAAGGGCATGGTGGTGTTGGCGATGATCTCTTCTGCAGTGGCCATGCGACCTCCCAGGGGTTGCAGAAAATACTGTACGATGTCGCCTTTGCCGTAGCCTAACATGATGTCACTCGTTGAGTATCCGCCAGGCCGTGCCGTCACTCATTTCAGTGAATGTGAATTGGCTGTAACTGAGATGTCGCAGCCAGGCTTCACGTAGATCATCATCAGGGAACTTGGGATTTTCAATCTCTGCGAGATCAGTGCTGGATACTGTGGCCGCTGCGTTGGGTCCAAGACAGATGGCCGGCACCCCTTGCATGACAGCTTCCACAGCAGCCACTGAGTTGTATGTGACCAAGCAATGCACATCATCGGCCAGAGCCTGTTCTATAGTGTCCGTGGCGAATCTTTCCCAACGAGCCTTTTTTTCTCTGATAACAATGGGTCGGTCTGTGTGTTGTCGGATCGCGGCCATGGTTTCGTTCACCCAGTTCTGTTGATCTATATCCCAGATAGTAAAACTTTTAGGGCTGGGTGGTGCCAGCAATATTTTGCTGCCCTGTCGCCGTGGCAAGGTATAGTATTGCGTCCTCGACAATCGCTCTGCATCGCGATCTATCAAGGGTCTCACATCATGCACATGATCTTTGATGATGCGGAACCAAGTCTTGGTATATTGATTGCCAAAGTATCCATTGTCCACATAGTAGAAAGTCCTGTTCGCAGCTATCATGTGTTTGATAGCATTGCGGAAAGTGAGGCCACGCACGATCACAGGATTTGTCAGACTGTGGGCTTCTTCCCAACTGACCAAGGTGCCATTGCTGCCTTGTGCTAAACGATCAACAAAGGCCGACTGGCGAGCCTTGATGCCATCGTTGATGCCCTGGCGATTGATACACAACACTGTGTCTGGAGTTAGGCTCATTGGTTTGTGCGTTGTTCGCAGTGCTGTGTGAGGTTGTGTTCGCTGTGCCATTCCGCAGCCTGCGTGGTATCGGCGAACTCGTGGAAGCACGGAGTGCCTAGGGTGTAGTGCAACAATTTGGCTTCGGTGTTTTCGCCCAGTTCATCGGGCAGCCAGTTCCATTCTGGGGGCAAGGCCTGTATGCGATCGTCATCGATCCAGGCGAATCTGTGCAGGAAACTGCCAGGCTGTTTCTGCACGAAGTCGGGAGTGAGCCTGCGGTTGGGAAAAGATTGGCAATCCCACACTATGACCGATGACCAATTCTTCCTGGGATAGTCTTCGTTGGGAGCACCCATGTACTTCACGGGCATGCGTGTTTTGTAATCGTGTTTGACCACGGCCACATCATGTGCAGTCTGCAAAGATTCATAGAGTTCGATGATGTCTCCACGCACCACCATGTCTCCGTCGATGAATATGGCACGGCCTCGGAAATCCATGAGATATGGAACCAGGAAACGTGTGTACACAAAATGATTTGAGTTGTCGCCGTGTGTTTCTTTGTAGTCCGTGAACAGATTCAAAGCCACGGGTATGATGGCCACTGGTGCGGAGGCATTGCGGATGATCGAGTTTGCACACACATGATAGGCTATGGC